AGCGATTACGATTTTGTGATCAGCAATTATATCCCATTAAGTGGCACAGCAACTGGTTATGTAGCAGCTAAAGACGCTCCATTAAACGACCCAGCTGACGGCCAACGTTGGTATTCTAGTCTAGTTGACGAAGTTGACATTATGGTACATAATGGCGATGCTTGGGTCGGATACAAGTACAATGGTTCGTCTGGTAATGCTACAACAGCATCACCATACTTTGCCAACGGTACAGATTCCGCTGGTCCATTAGTTACTCCAACTCGTCCACTATTACAGCGTGACGGAACTGCTCTTGTAACAGGCGACCTATGGATTGACACCGGCGATTTAGAAAACTATCCTGTAATTTACAGATATCAATCAGGTCTAACAGATCAAATTGCTAACAACTGGGTACTGCTTGACAAAGGCGACCAAAACTCAGAAGACGGTATTGTGTTTGCTGATGTTCGTTGGGACCTCAACGGTGAAAGCAAAGAAGCTGCTTCAATCGTTGACTTGCTTGCCAGCGACTTTGTTGACTTTGACGCACCTGATCCAACACTATATCCAAGAGGTATCTTGTTGTTTAACACTCGTAGAAGCGGATTCAACGTTAAAAAATATGTAAGAAACTACGTTGACACATCTGCTGATAATGATCAATATGGTGGCGAGTCTATGATAGACTACGAACCAGCACGTTGGGTTTCTGATTCTGCTGATACATTTGGTAGAAAATCACAACGTCAAGTGATTGTTACTGCGTTGAAAGCACTAATTAATTCTAATACAGAAATTAGAGAAGACGAAGTCCGCAACTTTAACATTATTTCTTGCCCAGGCTATCCTGAGTTAATTCAAAATATGATCGAACTAAACGTTGATCGCGGAACAACAGCATTTGTTGTTGGTGACACTCCATTTAGATTGTTACCAGATACGAATTCGTTAACAAGCTGGGGACAGAATTTAAATGCTGCTACTGACAACGGTGATCAAGGCCTTGTTAGTGCTGATTCTTACTCGTCAGTGTTTTATCCAAGCGGGTTAACTTCTGACAATAGTGGCAACACTGTTATGGTTCCAGCAAGTCATATGATGCTACGCACAATCGCTCTAAGCGACCAAGTTAGCTATCCATGGTTTGCTCCAGCTGGTATTAGAAGAGGTGGTGTTACTAATGCCTCTGCGGCAGGATACTTAGATTCAATAACTAGCGAATTTAGACCGGTTGCGTTAACAGAAGGACAGCGTGATGCGTTGTACAATGTTAAAGTTAATCCGATTACATTCTTCAACGGTGTTGGACTTGTAAACTACGGTCAAAAGACATTGAGTTCTGGTTCATCAGCACTTGACAGAATCAACGTTGCTAGATTGGTAATTTATCTACGCACTCAACTAAACAAACTAGCTAAACCGTTTGTGTTTGAACCTAACGATAAGTTAACAAGAGATGAAATTAGACAAGCAGTTGAAAGCCTATTGTTAGAGCTTGTAGGCCTACGTGCTATCTATGACTACGCTGTGGTTTGTGATGAAACAAACAATACTCCAGCAAGAATTGATCGAAATGAACTGTATGTTGACATCGCAATTGAGCCAGTTAAAGCAATTGAGTTCATCTACATTCCATTAAGATTAAAGAATACAGGAGAGATCCAGGCTTCTAGAGCAGCGTAAAGCGAGGGGGAGAAATCCCCCTTCAATAGAAGATAAATAACATTATCCGGAGCATAAAGAATATGGCAATTTCAACACTATCAAAATTAACAGTACCTTTAGCAACTGACGCTTCGTCAAGTACTCAAGGCTTGTTAATGCCCAAGCTAAAGTACAGATTTAGGGTAGTCTTACAAGGCTTCGGGGCAAATGGCACAGTATCAACAGAATTAACTAAACAAGTAAACGATATCACCCGACCAAAGATCAACTTTGAAGAGATCGAACTACCAGTTTATAACTCAAGAGTATATCTAGCAGGTAGACATAATTGGGAACCAGTTACCTTAAATGTAAGAGACGATGCTACGGGATCTATCCAACGTTTATGCGGTGAGCAAATCCAGAAACAGTTTGATTTCTTTGAACAGTCTGGGGCAGCATCTGGCCAAGATTACAAGTTTACTACACTAATTGAATTACTAGATGGTGGTAACGGAGCACAAACTCCAAACGTTTTAGAAACATTTGAATTGTATGGTTGTTTTGTTCAGAACATCGATTACGGTGATTTGAACTACACATCAAACGAACCAGCGATGATTGCACTAGCTATTCGTTATGATAATGCTATCCAGTACAAAGGTGGCGGCGTTGATGGTATTGGTAGAAATATTGGTGCTAGAACAGTAGGCACTTTATCTACTTAATTAACAATTAACAATTTAAAGCCCGGTTTTATATCGGGCTTTTTTTATCACTAAATAATAGTATGGCAGACAAATTCACACGATTTTTATCAGGAGTAGGCCAAGGTCTACTCAACCCCAAAGGCAACTTAGGTGATGCTAGGCATGCGGCACGACTGTATGTTGATAATCAGTTTGCTCGAGCACCCAGAACAAAATTTTTATATCACGTGGCATTTGACATTGCTGAACCAGCATTACTGTCAAAAAAATTCAGTGACAAACGTAAAGAAGTAAGTTTGTTAGTAAAAGGTGCCGACCTTCCTAGAATTACTATTGACCACGATATTAAAAATCAATATAATCGAAAACGAGTTATTTACAAAGAATTAAAATACGAACCACTTAACATTAGCTTTCATGATGACAATATTGGTATTGTAAATGCGTTATGGGCACAGTATTTGAGTTACTATTCTCCTGAACGACTAAACCCACTTGAAGCATGGATGGACACAACATTAGGTCCGTATCAAGGCATGAATACGGGGCTCTCTAAATGGAAATATGGCCTAGATAGAACCAAGGGAACAACAGGTACAGATACAGCATATACAAAACCGTTTTTTAGATCAATTACTCTGTATACACTAAGTAGAAAAAAGTTCAACAGTTATACGCTAGTTAATCCACATATTGTCAGTTGGACCCACGGTAATCTTGATCAAAATTCAAACAACGGTACAGTTGAAGCTCAAATGAGTCTTGTATATGAATCTATTTTATACGGCACAGGATCAGTTATTAAAGGCAAAGAACCAACAGGGTTTGCTGATTTGTTCTATGATAAAACTCCTAGTCCGTTATCAATCGGTGGTGGAACGTTGACTAGCATATTTGGCCCAGGTGGCCTAATAACAGCCGGCAGTAGTATTATCGAAGATGCTCTAACAATTTATGGTAAGGGTAATGTACAAGAGCCTGGCATAGGACCGCTGGGATTAGGAACTATAATATCAGCAGCTAATTTTTATAAGAGTATTAGATCAATAACTCCAGAAAATCTTATTGCCGAAGCTACAAATTTAATCACTAATCCAGGAGCAGCTTCAAATGCGGTTAGTGGTTTACAAGGTGTGTCGTTTGGCGCACAGCAGTCTTTTAGACCGTCACAGTAATTAATATATGAACAACACTCTATCTAATTTACCAACAAAACAGACCGCACCAGATAGTGCCGATAAGAGCAGAGTATATCTAAATAACTTTGGGCAAGCTGGTGAAGAATATTCGGGCACCGACGTCGACGCCACTGTTGGATTTCTATCCAAGCGCGGATTTGGTCTTGAGGCTGCTACAGTTACTTCTATGGTATTATTAAAGCAAGCTAAACAGGATAACATATCTGTGTTTAAGTTGTTAGATACTTTAGATACTTTACAAACCTTAGAGCTATCAGCTCTCGTTAGTGAAATATTAAATCAAAATAGATCCCAAACATCGAGATTAGGATTTAAGGTACCAGTATCTGCTAATCAGCAAAAGATAAGAAACATCAAAGCATAATGGCCAAGTTTGCTCAAGGGAGATTCACTATGAAGAATCCCGAAAAATACATTGGAAAGAAAATACCGTTGGCTCGAAGCAGTTGGGAATTTGTTTTTATGCGAATGCTCGATGAACATGATGGTGTTGAAAAATGGGCCAGCGAAAGTATACAAATACCCTATAGAGATCCCTTAACAGGCAAGTATACAATATACGTTCCTGATTTCTTTATTGTCTACAACGATAAGTCTGGTAAAAAGCATGCCGAAGTTGTTGAAGTAAAACCCAGCAACCATACTTTTTTAGAAAAAGTAGGCAAGAGCCAATACAATCAACAGCAATATGTTAAAAATATGGCAAAGTGGGAAGCTGCTCAAGCATGGTGTAAACAACAGGGCATTAAGTTTAGAGTGGTAAATGAAGATGATATTTTCCACAAAGGCTCTAAGCGTAGATAAGTAGATATATGACCAAAAAGTTAGAAGAACTGTTTAATTTAGAAGAGTCTACTACTGTAGAGCCAGCAATCCCTGTGATCGAAGAATCTAAAGAAGAAGTGCGTGACCTTGAAAGAAGTTACAGAGAAGTTGATACTATTGCTGGTCAATTGCCTGCTATTGCTGACTTAGATTCTTTAGGTGAAAACGAACTAGACGCCCTTGCTAAAAAAGCAGAGGATGCCTATGACGATCTAATGGATTTAGGCATGAATGTTGAAGTACGCTATAGTGGTCGTATTTTTGAAGTAGCAGGCACAATGCTACGTAATGCTATCGATGCTAAGTCTGCTAAAATTGATAAAAAACTAAAGGCCATCGACGCTAAACTTAAAAAGTTAAAAATAGACAGAGATGCCGGTGATGAAGATCCGAATAATATGCTAAACGGCCAGGCATTTGTAATTACGGATCGCAATGAACTCTTGAAAAAACTGCAAGGAAAGGAATAAATACTGATATGAAAACATTTAAAGATTATCTTGCTGAAAGTAAAAAAACCTACGGTTTCCGTATTAAAGTTGCGGGTCCATTGCCTGAAGGATTTGAAGAAAAAGCCAAATCAAAGATGGGCAAATACGGGTGTGGTAAGTTTGAAAAAGTTGCTACTACACCTATTCAAAAAACCGCATTGGAATTTTTAGATCTTTCAAACATTGAAGTTACAGTATTTGAGTGCGAATGTGCTTATCCTGTAACACCACAACAAATTCAAATTGATGTTCAAGAATCAACAGGAACACCAAATACTCACCTTCGTGTAAGAAACGTTAACGATCCGCTTGAGCAAGCATTACCAGTCGAAGCTCCAGACGGAAAGTCTATTTTAAATGACGGCGATTTAAAATCCGCTGAAAAAATCAAACACAAAGAATACTTTGGCAACGAGCATAATGCTTCTTTTATCAAAGAGCTTGCTAAGACTAGTAAAGAACGAGCCAAAGATAAGAATCAAGGCGAATACAAAATGCCTAAATCACCAAAACAAGACAAAGCCGGCACCAAGAGTGCCCTAGGGAGTTAATATGGATTTTAAAGCTATACTAGAAAAGATGGCCGAACTAGAAGCTAGTAAGGTATCAGAGGAGTGTGGCATGCCCATGACTCCATCAGCACCAAGCGCACCACCTGCTATGCCACCATCAATGAGCGTTAATCTAAATGCTCAGGGTTTGGACAACATTGAATCTTTAATGAAATTGATTAGCAAAGTCAATCCAGATTCTCTCGGCGGCAATGTAAAAGAACCAACATTACCAATGATGACCACTGAGCCATCAATGGCTTCGTTGAGAGATAAGGTAATGGCTGCTCCAGCAATTGGTATTGCCGATGGCGACATTGATCCTACTGACAATGATATTGATCCAGAACAAGAAGCGTTTGGCAATACTCCAGACGGTGCTCCAGGACCAGAAATTAAACCAATGAGTGCTGCTGTTCCTAATGGTGATGATCTACATCGTAAGAAGAAACAATATCCAGCAACACAGCCAGGCGACAATCCTATGGCAGTCGAAAGTATCAAAGCACAGTTAGAAGCATTGTTAGCTGAAATTAAATCTAAATAATAATCAAAACGCTCAAATAGGCTCTTCGGAGCCTATTTTTTTCAGTAAATAACAGTATGGCAAAATCACTAGACGGTAATTTAATCAAGAAGGCTCATGCTCAAATCAAGTATACGCTTGAGGAAGTCAAGCACCTTGAAGCATGTATGGATCCCGTAACTGGTCCTCTCTATTTTGCTAGAAACTTTGTAAAAATTCAGCACCCTGTACGTGGTAGTATTCCTTTTGATATGTATGATTATCAAGAAAAATTAATCGAAGCATATCACGGTAACAAACAATGTATCGCAATGTTACCTCGTCAGATGGGCAAGACAACCTGTGCCTGTGCTTACTTATTATGGTACACTATGTTTGTGCCAGAAGCACAGGTGTTAATTGCTGCTCACAAATACGAAGGCGCTCAGGATATTATGAATCGTTATCGATTCGGCTATGAGAACTTGCCAGACTTTATTCGTGCTGGTGTGTATTCATACAATAGAAATACCATCGAGTATGACAACGGTGCTCGTATTCAAGCAGTGACAACGACAGAAAATACCGGTCGTGGTAAATCTCTTTCATTGATCTATTGCGATGAGTTTGCGTTTGTACAACCTCCAGAGAAAGCCAAAGAGTTTTGGACTGCGTTGTCACCAACACTGTCAACCGGTGGTAAGTGTATTATTACATCAACACCAAACTCGGACGAAGACCAGTTTGCGTTGATCTGGACTGAAGCCAATAAAAAGTTTGACGAACACGGCAACGAGCAACCACTGGGTCAGAACGGTTTCTATTCATATTTTGCTCATTGGTCAGAACATCCAGATCGCGATGACGCATGGGCAGCACAAGAAAGAAGTAAGATTGGCGAAGAACGTTTCCGCCGTGAATTTGATTGCGAATTCTTGATCTTTGATGAGACTTTAATTAATGCTGTTAAACTAGCAGAACTCAAGGGTGTTGAACCTACAATGACCATGGGTCAAACACGTTGGTACAAGGAAATTAATCCACAGGCAACATATCTAGTAGCATTAGATCCTTCATTGGGTACAGGTGGCGACTATGGTGCTATACAGGTATACGAAATGCCTAGTATGACACAGGTAGCAGAATGGCGACATAATTTAACGCCTATTCAAGCACAGGTCAAGCACATGCGAGAGATATTAAGATACATTGCTGAACGTGCTTCAGAATTAGGTGGAACTCCGCAGATTTATTATTCAGTGGAAAACAACACCCTGGGCGAAGCAGCACTAATAACGATCAGCGACCTAGGTGAAGAAAACTTTGCAGGGCTATTCTTAAGTGAACCTATACGTAAAGGGCATGTACGTAAATTCCGCAAAGGATTTAACACCACGCACCGTAGTAAAGTCACTGCTTGTAGTCAACTTAAGAACATGATAGAGCAACATAAGATGGTAATTAAGTCTAAACCCTTAATTTCCGAACTAAAAACATTCGTAGCACACGGTGTTGGTTTTGGTGCTAAAACAGGTGAGCATGACGATTTGGTGTCGTCAACTCTACTAGTTATACGCATGGCTAGTGTTCTGGCAGATTGGGATCCGCAGATATATGAAAAAATGACGGAACGATTAACCGAAGATCAAATGCCCATGCCAATATACATAACTTCAGTATTCTAAGATAAATATAAACATGGAAGATAATATTAAAAGTGTTAGCACTGACCTATTCTACAAAGTTAGAAGTCGTTTTTCTGGCCTTAAATTAGGTACAGAAACTGGTGAAGTAACTATCAATCCCGAAGAAGCTGTATTCTTTGACTTTGACTACATGGAAGGACAAACTCCAGTTGGTCACGTAAGCATTAGTCTAGCAGAACCAGGAAACATGAAAGTTTACTACAGTACAGGAATCGCAGAAGATATGGATCCTGTACAAAAAGATACATGGTATGATTTTTTAAGAGGTCTTAGAGAATTTGCCAAACGTAGATTAATGAGCTTTGATACACGCGATATTACTAAAGACAATTTAGATCAAAGAGACTTTGGTTTCTTAAGTCAATATGCTACTACAACACCTGTTGGAGAGGGAATTATGAAAGAAGGAATAGGGATGTATGGTACTGCTAAAACCAGTTACCAAAAATTAGAAAATACTAGATTGATTATCAAACATAATCAACAAGTAGATGAAACTAGCCCCGGTGCTAGAACTAGACATATCAATGCTATGTTTATTGAAAATGGCCAAGGCGAACGTTTTAAATATCCGTTTATCCATCTAGCAGGTGCTCGTGCTATGCAGAGACACGTTCAAGAAGGCGGTCTACCTTATGACGATATTGGCAAACACATTATCGGTATCAGTGAAAAAATTGCCCATCTAAAGAATTTTGGAAACTATGTTGTACGCAACGATCTTATGAATTCTGAAACAAATGAAATTGTTGGTCGTGCTCACGAGACATTAGACAGTCTAAGAGAAACTATTAAAAAACTAGCTAAAAGATCACACTACGAACAATTTAAATCAGAGTTTCAGGCAGAAAATTTATCAGAAGTCCCTCAAGATTTTATCGAAGACCTAACTAACAAATTCACAGTTAAGAATTTCAAAGAAGACATTAAGGGAGTATTTCCTATCATTTATAGCTTAATGCAGGCCAACGAAGAAATACATTATGACGACATAGTCGCAATGACCCACTCGACTAACGAAGACGTTGAAATCGATTTAGAAACCACAGACGAATTCGTAGATCCATTTAGTAAATTTGAATCATGGGCTATGAACCTAGGCGAAGACAATGCTATCACTAGTCAAGATGAAGAAGAAAAAGCATCCGCTGTTGAGAAGTTACAGACATTGGTAGGACAGCATTTCCCGGCAGGCATGGACGGCCAAAACGCTATTGAAAGTTTAAAAGGCATTATTGATGATCCAAGACTGGCTCAAGAAATTAAAGCTACTGCCAAAGAAGATGCTGACACATGTGTACGTCCGTTAGTTTATCAATGGCTAGAAAACAATGCTCCAGACGTTGTAGGACAATTAGATTTTGGTGATATGGACATGTCTGCTCAAGAAGCAGTTCAAGAAGGGTTTGGATCTCTAGAAGAGGAAGTTGCACAAATTCTAAAGAAGTTTGACGAAGACATGATGGAAATTGGCGGGTACGGTGATCCAGATCAAGCCAAGATTGTTGAACTATTAAAACAAGGCGACTGGGACGGTGCTACAGAAGTAGTATGGTATGCTTATGCTGATCAAGATGGTGGCGAACTTCGTGATATGGACAACTATATCGAAGATATAGAAGATCAATTCAAAGACCTTGCTCAGGGCGGAGACGAGGACGAAGGCGGAGAAACCGATGACAGTTATGCTCTAGCATCAGCAGGCCACGGCTCAGACGAGGACTATGAAAGCATAGAAACTGAAGCAGACCGTGAAATGACAAACACTCCACGTGACAAGTTTATTTCAAGAATGAGCCCTAGTGTGGATAATGATGCCTTGTTACAAAAAGTTGGAAAAGTAGTGAATAGTCCAGAATTTGACAGTGACACTATTTTAAAAATTGTAGATGCCGGTTCCGCTATAACACATCCTGTTGGTCGTTATATTCAAAAGGAATTTGATGAATTACAATACGACCTAGGCAGACAATATGAAGATTATCCAGAGAGAGTAGCTGAAAAACTACTATCAATGTTGATAGCTAGAACAAAGCAAGACGCAAGCGAAGGTGTTGAACCACAACAACAAATGAATATCAAAGAAGTAGCAGAATTTATGTTTAGTTGTTATGACAAGGAGTCTAGAACATTCCCTAGGGGTCCAGAAGGTGTTGTAACAATGGTAGGCAAAAAGTTTGGTGAACAGGCAGAACATGTAGCTCGTCAATTTGTAGAAAGAATGGCACCACAACAAAATACACAGGTACCGCAGGTAAATGAACTAGCACGTATCAGGGAATTATCAGGCTTACAGTAAGCAGTTTTATCGTAAAGATTCGGACACTTCGGTGTCCTTTTCTTTTGGCTAAATCAAATGTAAACTTGAATCTATGCATCGGCGTTATATATAGTATACAGACATATTTCTGTATAATAACATAAAGGAAACTTTACAATGAAATCAGCAATCGCAATCGTAGTAGCATCGTTGTTTGCAGTATCAGCATTTGCTCAGGCACCTGCTGCAAAGAAAGAAGAAGCCAAGCCAGCAGCACCTGCTGCTTCTGCACCTGTAAAAGCAGATGCCAAGAAGGATGAAAAGAAGCCTGTCAAAAGTGAACCTGCTAAGAAGGACGCACCTAAAGCAGACGCCAAGCCAGCCGCTAAGTAATCGACTGTTAGAAAACAACAACAGTCTCATCATAGAAGATGAGATTGTTTTTGGGCGCAATCTCCAGTCGCGTAAATTTGGCGAGATAGTAGATGATGAGTTATCTGAATATGTGGTCTGGAGATTATGGCGAGCTAGGCAAATGGCGTTAGCGAAGTACAAGGAAAAGTGGGGTTGACCCACTTTTTCTTTTGGTAAAACAAAATCAAAAAACTATCAGATAATCATTGACCTTGATAAATAAAAAGCGCATAATAAAACATGTGCATAAGGCATATTACATTTTAAGGCATATTATAGGAGGCAATTTAAAATGGCTACACTAGCAGAAATTCGAGCAAAACTTCAAGAATCGCAAGCAGGTCAAGGCGGCAAATCAAGCGGCGGTGACAACGCAATTTATCCCCACTGGAACATGGCAGAAGGCAAAGAAGCAACGATTCGTTTCTTACCTGATGGAGACCCTAACAACACTTTCTTCTGGATTGAACGAGCAATGATCAAATTGCCGTTTGCTGGAATCAAAGGTGATACCTCAAGCAAGCCGGTTCAAGTACAAGTTCCATGTATGGAAATGTGGAATGAAACATGTCCAGTACTTTCTGAAGTTCGTGGTTGGTTCAAGGATAAGTCACTTGAAGACATGGGTCGTAAGTATTGGAAGAAGCGTTCATACCTTTTCCAAGGTTACATTGTAAAGAATCCCATCTCGGAAGACACAACTCCAGAAAACCCAATCCGTAGATTTATCATTGGACCTCAGATCTATCAGATTATCAAATCTGCTTTAATGGATCCCGAGCTTAATGAGTTGCCAACAGATTTCAACCACGGTGTTGATTTCCGTATTGCGAAAACATCCAAAGGTGGTTACGCAGACTATTCTACTTCAAAGTGGAGTCGTGTTGAACGTGCTCTAAGCGATGAAGAACGCACAGCAGTTGAAACACATGGTCTTTTTAGTCTAAAAGATTTCCTTCCAAAGAAACCTACAGACGTAGAACTTAAAGTTATCAAAGAGATGTTTGAAGCATCTGTTGATGGCGAAGCCTACGATATGGAACGTTGGGGACAATACTTCAAACCAGCAGGTATGAGTCAAGCTACAGGTGATCCTGCCGCAAGACGTACTGAAGCTGTTGTTGACGAAGACGAACCAGCGGCAGTAGCAGCCCCAGTAGTATCATCTGCTCCTAAAGCAGAAGAACCAGCGGCTGCTGGCAATAACAGCAGAGCACAAGACATCCTAGCGATGATCCGCTCACGTCAAGGCCAGTAAAAACTAGCTTAGAGAGGTGCTCCGGCATCTCTCTAATTTCATTTCTGTAAGGACTATAATAATGACAAAAGCATTTGATATATCAAAATTTAGAAAGTCTATTACTAAATCAATTGACGGTTTAAGTATTGGCTTTAATGACCCAACTGACTGGGTTAGTACAAACAACTACGCATTAAACTATCTTATCAGCGGCGACTTTAAACGTGGTATTCCGTTAGGTAAGGTTACAGTATTCGCAGGCGAATCTGGGGCAGGCAAGTCATTTATCTGTTCAGGCAACCTAGTTAAGAACGCACAAGCACAGGGCATTTTTCCAATCTTAATTGATACAGAAAACGCACTAGACGAAAAATGGTTACACGCACTTGATGTTGACACAAGTCCTGATAAGTTGTTAAAACTTAACATGGCTATGATTGACGATGTGGCAAAGACTATCACAGAATTTGTTGCAGAGTATAAACAAATGCCCGAAGATGAACGTCCAAAGGTATTGTTCATCATTGACTCTTTAGGTATGTTGTTAACACCTACAGACGTTAATCAGTTCCAAGCAGGTGACTTGAAAGGTGATATGGGCCGTAAACCTAAGGCACTAACAGCACTGGTTCGTAACTGTGTTAATATGTTTGGTTCATTAGGTATTGGTCTAGTAGCAACTAATCATACATACGCTTCACAAGATATGTTTGATCCAGATGACAAGATCAGTGGCGGTCAAGGCTTTATCTACGCTAGCTCTATTGTTGTTGCGATGCGTAAGTTAAAGTTAAAAACAGACGCAGATGGCAATAAGACTACAACTGTTAACGGTATTCGTGCTGCTTGTAAGATTATGAAAACTCGTTACGCAAAGCCGTTCGAAAGTGTACAGGTTGAGATTCCTTATGAAACAGGTATGAGTCCATATAGTGGATTAGTCGACTTGTTCGAAGCCAAAGGCATGCTCAAGAAAGAAGGTAACAGCCTTGTCTACACCACCAAGGACGGTGAGATCATCAAGCAGTTCCGCAAGGCATGGGAACGCAATGAGAAAGATGGCTTAACGATTGTAATGGAAGATATTTCAAAACATGGCGAAATCACCGCTTCAGAGATAACTAATAATGTTGAACCTGAAACGGAGACCCAAGAATGAAAGAAGATTTAATTGCCGACCTGTGGAACGTAACTAGCGAGCATATTCCAGAGAAACAAAAGAAAGACGTAGCATTTGATTTTATTAATGTCTTACTGGATTACGGCATCAAAGAAACAGTGCTGAGTAATATGCTAGGTATAGATCCATTTTTAGACGAAGCTATCGAGTATGCGTTAGACGCTGAAGATGAAGTAGAATACGAAGATAATGATTACTCAGAGGATGACGAGTGAATTGGTACGACAAGGTTAGTAAAGATATTTCAAACATTCCCGATGCTGCTGTTTTTTACGAAAGTGAACTTCAAGAAGCAAAGATTGAATGTAAAATATTTGGTAACATTGAAAAAGTATCCGCATCAATGCCTGGTATTGTAGAGAATCGTTTTAACCAACTTCAAGAGATTGAAGCGATTCTTGAGTACCTTAACATTGAACTACGTCGACTTAAGAGTCAGCATTTTCGTAAGTATTTAGAAAACTATCAACGAGCTTTATCATCTAGAGACTGTGAAAAGTTTGTAGATGGCGAAGCTGACGTTGTAGACTTTGAAAAAATTATTAACGAATTTGCGTTACTTAGAAATAAATGGTTAGGTGTTATTAAAGCACTAGACCAAAAACAATGGCAACTTACAAATATTGTAAAATTACGTGTTGCTGGATTGGATGATGCTAGTCTATGAACATTTTAGTTACAGGTGGATTGGGACTGATTGGTCACAATATTGTTAAAAAATTAACAGAGCAAGGACATGCTGTAATTGTCTATGACAATATGACCAATTACGGTATTATTCCGCAAGCTGAATTAGATTATCTGTTAGATGAAAGATTCAAACTAATAGGCGACGTGCCGGTTTTTAACAATGACATTGTTGACGAAAGCATGTTTGATTGGTTGTTGCCTAACTACAATATTGAAGCAATTATTCATCTTGCTAGTTTTCCTAGACAGAAAGTAGTCAATGCTGATCCAGTTTGGGGCAGTAATGTGATGAGTACTGGACTGTTGGTATTGTTAGAAAAAGCCGTACAACACGGTGTAAAACGATTTACCTATGCTAGTTCCAGTATGGTCTACGGCGATTTTAAAGATTATGTAACAGAAGATGCTGTGTGCCGTCCACAAGGGCAATATGGTATTCTAAAACTAGCCGGAGAATGGCTGGTCAAAGACTACACTCGTAAACACGGTATCGAACATACTATTCTAAGACCTAGTGCTGTCTATGGACCACTTGATGTAGAAGATCGTGTGATTTCAAAGTTCTTGCTTACAGCTATGCGAGGAGAAACTCTCAAAGTCAACGGCGGCAGTGAGACTCTAGACTTCACTTATGTTGATGATGCTGCCAATGGCTTTGTAGATGCTACGCTATCGCCGGCTGCTGCCAATGGCACATACAATATAACAAAAAGCCACAGCAAAACTCTGTTATCAGCCGCTGAATTGGCTGTAAAGCTAGTGGGCAAAGGCAACATCGAAGTAAAAGAAAAAGACGCAGACTTTCCTAGTCGCGGAGCATTAGACATTACTCGAGCACGTAGAGATTTTAATTTTAATCCCAAAATAGATATAGACGAAGGTTTTGAAATCTATTATAATTGGCTGTTAACGTCAGAATACTGGCAAGCCAATCTAAATCAACCACGATAAAACCAGTATATAAATATCACTATGAAAACAATCGTAGTGGTAACTGGTGGATTCGATCCCCTTCATTCTGGGCATATTGCCTATTTTAAAGCAGCCAAACAATTAGGCGATATTTTAATCGTAGGCGTTAATAGCGATGCCTGGCTCATACGCAAAAAGGGTTCTCCTTTTATGCCTTCTACAGAACGTATCAATATTGTAGAACACCTCAGCATGGTTGACGGAGTTATTTTATTCAATGATGACGACGGCAGTGCTAAAGAAGCAATTAAGAACGTTCGCCAACTATATCCCAACGATAAAATAGTATTTGCCAACGGCGGTGATAGAACGCATATCAATATTCCAGAAATGGATGTTAAGGACGATAATTTAACATTTGCGTTTGGTGTTGGAGGATTTGATAAAGCAAATTCTAGTTCGTGGATTTTACAAGAATGGAAAGCACCTAAGACAGAACGTCCTTGGGGGTACTATCGTGTGTTACATGAAGTTCCTGGCATGAAAGTTAAAGAGCTTACAGTGAATCCCGGACAAAGTTTAAGCATGCAAAAGCATCGGCATAGGGCAGAGTACTGGATTGTCAGTAGCGGCCAAGCAGTTGTTAACAGCATGATGCCCGGCGGTTATTCGTTACCATCAACACTGTTGTTAACACACGAACAATTTAAAGTACCTGTCGGCGAGTGGCACCAACTAACTAATCCGCATAGTGAACCTGTAAAAATAGTAGAAATACAATATGGTGAAAAATGTGAAGAAGAGGATATAGAAAGAAAATGAAACATGTATGGTATGATCGAAATACTTTTGTAGCTGACTATATTCCTGCCAACGTGTCAATTATTGACTTTGGCTGCGGCAATAAGGAAATTTTAGATTTCTGCACACCTACAAGATATCTAGGCATCGATTTATGCAGTACTGCAGATCTTCAATATGATCTTAATGATGAATTAAAATTAAACGACTCATACGAATTAGGGTTAGCGTTAGGGCTTTTAGAATATGTGAAAGACCCAGATTTTACATTATCTAATATTAAGAAGTATGCAACAAAAATGATTGTATTAACGCTAAATGTTAAAAAGAAAGAAGAGTGGTTACAATCTTTTAACCGTGAGCAGATTAACGGTTTAATGAATAGACACTTTAAACGGGTCTCTCATCATCAACACGGAAGTTATACATTATCAATAGGCGAAACAGAATGATTAAAGTATTCATAGGATACGATCCTAGAGAAGCAATTGCTTTTCATGTATGCTCAAATAGTATTATTAGACATGCGACTAGGCCAGTTAGTATTACTCCACTAGCTCTTAATAATTTTAAAGATTACAAAGAAACACACATGGATGGCAGTAACCAGTTTATCTATTCTAGATTTTTAACGCCTGTACTATCTGACTATATGGGATGGACATTGTTTATAGATGGTGATATGATTTTACGTGAGGATATTGTAAAACTTTGGGAATTACGAGACGACACTAAAGCAGTTATGGTTGTCAAGCACGATTATAAAACTAAGATGACAGAAAAATATCTTGGCAGTAAAAATGAAGATTACCCACGTAAGAATTGGTCAAGCGTTATTATGTGGAACTGTAGTCATCCTAAAAATAGAGTACTTACTCCGGAGTTTGTTGAACAAGCAACAGGAGCACAGTTACATAGATTTACATGGTTGGATGATTCTGACATTGGCGAATTACCAACCGAATGGAATTGGTTAGATGTTGAATATGATTACAATACAAACGCAAAACTAGTTCATTACACACTTGGTACACCGTGCTTTCATGAATTTGCCGATCAAGGTAGCTTTGCTAATGAATGGCACAGAGAAAGAATACTTACCGAGTATTGTCAACAGAGAGATATATGATATTTTTAAGTAAAAACGGTCAAGACGGCTACATTAATCAATTTTGTCAAGGCAGTAATGGACAATTAGTTAATACTAACAAGTTTGTCTACGATGAATCTACTGATCCTATTGTATTACGAGGAATTCTTAAAGACAGCATTATGAAAAAATGTTGGAGAGATGGTAGAGATTTTTATTACGTAGACACTGGGTATTTTGGCAATGAAAAAACACCAGCTAACCCTAATGGTTGGAAGTATTGGCATCGTATTGTAAAAAATAATTTACAACACGGAGAAATTATTCCTAGACCAGATGACAGATTTAAACAATTTAATAAAAAATTTAATCCTTGGAAAAAACAAGGACGTAAGATTTTAATTGCTGCGCCCGACGAAAAACCTTGTAAGTTCTACAGTATCGACAAGGACACATGGGTTAACGAAACTATAGAAACAATTAAAAAATATACAGATAGGCCCATTGAAGTTCGTGAACGTGCTAAATTAAGAGCGGATAGGATTACCACAGACACACTACAACAGGCATTAGATAATGATGTGTTTGCTTTAGTGACATTTAATAGCGTTGCTGCTGTTGAAAGTATATTTCATGGTATTCCTGTGTTTACACTAGCACCTACAAATGCCGCTAGCCCGGTGAGTCTACAAGATTTAAGTCTTATAGATTCACCTTATTATACAGACAGCGACAAACTATATGCTTGGGCCTGCCACTTAGCATACGGTCAATTTCATGTTAGGGAAATGAACAATGGCAAGGTTTGGGGATTATTAAATGATTAAATTTGTTGTAGTACATAGAAAAGACCATAATAATGTTGGTGACATTGCTAGTAATCCTTTACAGTATTTTTTAAAACCTGACGAGTATCAAACTGTTGATATTGCTAATTTACGGAACGAAGTGTATCCATCGGGTGTTCCTGTAGTAGTTGGTGGAGGTGGCCTTATTGGCAACGATTATATAGGCAGTGCTGTAAGAGATGTGTTGTCAAGCTCTGATAAAAATTATTTAAAACACCTGTGGAATCAACGATGGAATAGTTTAAACTCAGCAAACACAGAAATTTCTAGAGAATTTAATTCAAAATATCAAGATTTAATTTCTGAATACATAAACAAGATAAAATTGGATACATCGCCAAAAGTAATATGGGGCGCTGGACACAACGGGGAGGTTAGTAAAAAATCAAAAAAAGATTTAGACTTACCGGACTGGTTAGTGGAATTTAATGCGGTTGGGGTAAGAGATTGGAATCAAGGTCATACTTGGGTGCCATGTGCTAGTTGTCTTCATCCGGCGTTACGAGAATCGTATGCTATTAAGAATGATGTTATTTTCTTTGAACACAAAAAACAACTACTAAAAGATTTTGGAACTGATTCTATACCTAGATTTGTTAATTCAGGATCAAACATTGAGCAAACTATTGAATTGTTGGGCAGTGCTAATATTATTTTAACAAACAGTTATCATGGAGCATATTGGGGTACCCTACTCAATAAGCGAGTTGTAGTTGTAGATACTTGGAGTACAAAGTTTCTTAATTTTAAACATCCTCCAACGTTATTAGAAAAAGACGAAACATGGCAAGAAGCAATTGAACGATCGAATACAACTCCTAATTCGCTAGAAGAATGTATTAATGCCTCAGAAGATTATTGGAGACGGATCCAACAGTTATGATTAAAGTAGCTGGGTACATATCTGGAATTCCGCCCGGAATTAAAAATCAACATAAGCGCGATATTATTTTACGTTTTATTGACGGAGTAAACACCTCTGGCGATATTGGTATATTACAAAATACTAGAAATACTATACCCTCAGATATCGCATTTATTCAAGGTTGGGTACATGCTGGTAGTGATAACTCACCGCACCTTCTTATTAGAAAACAAGTAATTCAACAACAAAAAACGTTAGGAAAACACACCCTAGTAGTTGATAGTAATCTTTTTAATTACGCAGATCCTGATAACAAAGATAGATACTTACGATATAGTTTTGATGGTGTTTTTCCAACTACAGGTAATTATTTTTCTAGTAAAGTTGATCCTGCTAGATGGCAACAGATTAGCAAAGATCAAAATATTAGTCTTAAAGATTGGAGAACATCCGGCAATCATATATTAATATGTACACAACGACCGGGTGGTTGGAGTATGGGAGGATTAGATGTCAATCAGTGGTTAAACTACACAATAGCAGAATTACGAAAATATACTAACCGACCTATCATTGTTAGATCACACCCGGGTGCTAAAGGATCTAAAGAAAGTGTATCTTTAAATAATCGTCAAGGCTTGTACACTGTTAGTTCAAATAAATTTATTACAGACGATTTAAAAAATGCTCATGCTGTAATTACATTTAACAGTTCTCCAGGAGTAGCCGCAGCAATTGAAGGAATTCCTGTGTTTGTTACAGATCCTAATCCTTGTATGAGCCAAGCCTATGAGGTTAGTAATCATTCGTTGACATTGATTGAAAATCCACGTATGCCTGAAAGACAACAGTGGGTAGAAAGACTATCGATGAGTCATTGGAATAATGAAGAAGCACGTAGCGGAGCAGCGTGGCAACACATAAAACAATTTATCGCCAGTGCTGTTTAACTAACGGATGGTTGGGTAAAGTTGACGGTTTAGTGTGAACTTTTCTGAAGTGTAAAATTTTTACATTAGACAAATCTAATAAGTGATCTTTTTTGTTTACTATATGAAACCATTCTGAAGAGATATGCTCGGTAAACAATGTATGGTCAACATTCTCACTAATTAGTGCCTGGTCTCCATACAATGGCGGAGTACCATATAATTCTTTCCAATACGACAATGGCTGTGACAAATACAAATCCCATAGATAACTGTAATCTCCTTGCCACCACATCATAGCACTAGAGTGAATTTGTTTGTCGGCTTCTAACCACATTACAAACTTTTCATTCATTACAGATTTTATTATTTCATCTATGTTACTACATATCACAGTGTCTAAGTCTAGATATAACACCGGACCGTTAAACAAGTTTGGCTTAAACAATTGGAGTTTTGCCCAAAACCCATCACCGTCGGTGTCTAACGGAATACGATCGCACTTGACATCACAATCACTAAGGCAAATAAACCTATGCGGCAATGTAAGATTTCTATCTACTGAGTTTTTAAGTTTTGTAACCCAAGTAGCGTCATAGCCTACCTTTCCGCCTTCCCTTAGAACACAAACTACATTAATCATCTTGACAGCCAATATACCGCAATTTTAGTTTTACTGCTTTTTTTATAAAACGATTTAATATATGGTTGCCATGTAGACATTACTTCGTCGTGACTCCAGTCGTCTTTAACATGGATTTCAAAGGGATTGCCATTAACGGCATCTTGAGGCATATGGATGATAGGAATGCTAATAATCATCGTGTCACAATGATCTAATGCTGTTTCGACTAATTGTATTGCTTCGTCTTTGGTCATATGCTCTAGTACATCACCAGCAATTACTACTGAAAATTTTCCAAGACTATTCCAATCCAATGTTCTTGCGTCTTGATTGATAATTTGATTGTATTTGTTAGTTAGATTAAATTCGTTAATGTAATTTTGCCATGCTTCAACACCAATCCATTCAGCATCCGCACATATATTGTTATTAAATTTAATAAGATCAATATATGTGCCACACCCTGTGCCAATATCTAATATTCGATTAATAGAATTTTTATTTTCAGTGAACCATGCAAGTGTTTCTGCTTTTCCTGTTGATAAACTTGTACCCATTATTGTTTTCCTTTAATATAATTATCTATAACTTCTTTTGACCATAATAGCATTTTTCTACGTGGAAATCCGTCAACAAAATCTGTAATAGAATCAATTGGTTGTGTGAAATTAAACGGACTTTCTAAAAAATTAAGATACCTTGCTTCACCGGTTTGAATATCTCTACTATTTTCAGCATCTTCATACCAGTTTGATAATAATACATATTTTATATTACTGCGGCTGATATTTTTAAAAACTTTATCAATATCTTCAAAACTTAAATGTAGTAAACAGTCTCTACAAAACAGTAAATCAACATTTGGTAGTATGTCTTGAGTTAAATCAATTTGTTTAAACTTATGATTAGGGTATTTTTCCTGATTTGCTTTAATTAAAAATTCAACTATGTCGCCGCCGACATATTCTTGTATACTAGGCAAATCTGTAACACTCATCCAGGAATAATCTCCGCAAGGTGCGTCAATCATAGATGTGATATTGTGTTTCTCTAAAAATTTTCCTAAATTTAATCTTAAATTTTCAGTATATCCAAAAGTAGAACCCGGACCGCATGGATGTTTTTTCCATCGATTGTGTTTTACAATATCTTCAAATATTTCTTTCATTTTTATCCCAAAAGCGTGTTCGTATCAATGACGATTTGCCAGCAGTAGGATTACGATCTTCGGCCTTACCCATCATATGACTATGTATTTGTATTCTTATTAGATGCTGATTGATAGCATTATCAGCAGGCAGAAAAGAATTTTTATACTCGTTGACTAGTATTTTAGCAGCATGAGGTTTAATCAAATATCCAGCATTACCAGGCATTGACGATTGAAAATAATCAGCAGCAACGGGTTCGCCTTCTGGTGTGAGCAAATACTGCCAATATTTTCTCATCTTTTTTTCATGACTTGACGCCACTGATAGTACATCAACCCACTCTACTGGTTGATATTTTCGCATGACTCTAGCATCATCTTCCCAAATAAAAATTGGTTCGTCAAGTTCAACACATTTTTGCCATAACCTATAGTGGCTTGAAAAACACCCAATTTCTCCAGGTTTTTTATGTTCCTCTCTATCTCGATATTCGTCAGAGAACGGGTCAGACGGACCACCCTTAAACCCCCACGGATGGTATCGCTTGCCTTCTTTTAAAAATTGTTCTTTAACTTCGTTGCCGTAGGACCCTTCAAATAATTCAACCGGCATTTTAAAATTTTCTAATTGAGATTTTAAAATTAATGCTGAATCTAAGCTACTTTGTATTTTTGAAAGATGAATAATAAATGATTTATACATTAAATTTCTCTAAATTTTTAGTAAGACTAAATTTTCTTAAATTTTTCATATTAAAAAACTTATGTAGTCTAATAATAGGCACAGTGGTGGTTTTTAAATCAATTATATTAACACCAATATGTTTGTCAGTGGGCAATGCTCCCTTGTCGAGAGCAAATTTTATCAAACGTCTTGCTCCTTCCGGTTTTATCAAATAGCCATATGCTCCGGGCAAATAACCTCCTGCCTTGTCTTTATATTTTATATCGGCAGGTTGATACTTTATGGGCAATGTTAGACTTTTTTCAACTTTTTCGTTGTACGATTCGTTAAAGTGATCATAGGGATCTAAATTTAATACATGCTCAAAATGATTTTCAACGTCTTCTGGTAATTTTCTAATAAAAATTCCATCGTGTTCACAAATTAAAAATGTTTCAGTTTGTTCGGCACATTTTTTCCATATTTCGTAGTGACTTAAGAAACATCCTTGGACTCCTGGCAGTTTTTCTATCTTGTCTTGAAGAAACTTTTTAATTCCGTACTCTTGAAATTTGTGCTGATCCTTAGTGCCGTCACAGCCAATCCAACCTCTAAGATCAACTCCAAATGTTTCTGCTTCAGCAACCGCTTCTTGAGCAAATTTCACACTCATGTCTATGCGATCTTGATAAATTACAAAACTTTTCATCGCCAGTACGCTTCGGTCCTTTGAACTCTTAGATCTTTTTTAAGACTTTTGCCAGCAACTTTTCTTTCGCCTTTAAGGTGGTCTAGGTAAGCACCCCACTCACAATTAATCAACGGATGTCCTTCACCTTTTATCACTCCCCTACTCCAATTTAGCTGTTTTAGCGATGGAAATTGTCTACGCACAACATCAAATACATAACTGTCGTGCCACTCGTCTAAGGTAAAGATTCCAGTTTCTGCTTGGTCGTACATTCTTTGAAACTCGGATAAAAAGGTCTGAGTTGCTTGGGATTTTAAATTCATTGAATACAGTCCGCACTCGGAAAATTTGCCATCTCTACCAAGAAAACACAGGTCCATGTCTTGTGGTATAAGACTGTTGATTTTTTCTACAGTAATCGGACTGTGACAAATCATATCAGCGTCCATCCAAATTAATACGTCAGCATCACAGTTTTTGGCGCAGTGAAAAATTGAATAAACCTTGTGAGCAAATCTCACAGCATCCCATTTAAAAGGCTTGTGACTGTCTTTTCTTGAGGCTAATTTTGGAAATAACGAAATGTCCCCGTTGGCGTGTGGCACATCTTTCCAACGAGTCTTAAATGCTATTAGATCAGGTACACCTGTGTCTAAATCGGTAAGAGCAATGCGTGAATGATCTTGTACCAGCGGATTAACTTTTTCTGGATACAAGTGTAAAGTAACTTCTTTAGGCCAGTTTTTTACGTAAGTTTCAATCATCTTACGACCGTACTTATTGTACCCTGATTCATTAAAGGTTGTGACTACTGCAAATTTTCTACTCATAAACCCCTCCAATTGTTATTTATTGGCTGGAAAAGACTTGTGTTTTTTATTTGTTTCTGTTATTATAATACAATGTCAAACAATCCCTTCATCGAAGACATTTTTATTGATTTAGCTGATACGATCATGGCTGGGTCTATCATTGTCCCGCAAGTTGACTACGACCCAATAATCAGTTTTTATAACACAATCTCAAGCAGCAAACAGCTGACTAAGAAGCAAGCCGACTATCTTATAAGACTATTAATCAAGTATCAAACTGTCTACGAATCTATTGTAAATGTCAGCATTGCTAACGTAATTGCGAATCCGGTGTGGAGACAGCCGTTTAGAACATTAGATTATTCTAAGAGTGTTTCAGTAACCACTAACGAGGCAGGTATTGATTACATACATTTAAAATTTCCGTTTGCTCTCAAAGATACGTTTATAGCAGAATTTGCCACTTCTCGTGGAAAATCTCCAGCTATGTGGGACGCAGAAGAAAAAGTTCAAAAAATAAAAATACACGATATTAATATTATTCAGTTGTATGAGTTTGTTAAGAAAAATAATTTTGACATAGCTGATGATTTTTTATCAGTGGTATCTCAAGTTGAAGAAATTTGGGCCAGTGGAGAAGAATTTTCACCGAGGGCTTACGTGGTTGATAACAATGTTGAAATATTCAATTACACTGATTCAGCAAAAGATTATTTTAATCAAAATAAATCTAACTCCGTAATTAAAGATCTATTCTTAGCTAGAAGTATGGGATACCCGTTGGCTAATTCGGATAAAACAAACAGACTCGATCGACTATTTTCGTCAACGGACACAAACTTTTGGATTCGAGATCTTGAGGACTGTTTTAAGTTTATCAAAGACGTTGATTCATTTCCAATTGTGCTATTCTTAGATCGTGCTAGCAATGTCGTGGATGATGTGAGAACATTCTGCGAAGCATTTAAATCCGCTGGATTTGACGAAACTAGTATTAGAGTTTGTTTTAGATTTAGCAATGATGATGACGGTGGTAAAGAATTTAATCAATGGATCAAAGAAAATGGACTTGGTGGAAAAATGACATCTGGCAAGATTTTTATCTGTCAACATAAACCTCCAAAGTGGATGATGTCTTCAGATTTTACTCCAAAGATCTTAATAAGTAACAGTCTCTATCCATCCACAAGTCAACAGACGTCGCACTTTATCAAACATCATCATACTGTATTTTATGTTGGTAGTGTTAAACCTTCAATGAACAAGGAATATAGAATTGTCGAATTGTAAATTAACTATTAAAGACGAAGTAAACATTAAATTTGAAGGTCTGACAATTGAAACTAGACGTAAGTTAGCCAATAAGTTTAAGATCGAAGTACCATGGGCTAGGTATCAACCATCCTATAGATTAGGTCGCTGGGATGGTACTGTTGCTTTCTTTGGCATTGGCGGTACAGGTTATATGTGTCATCTTGAAGAAATACTAGACATTGTTACAAATGCTGGTTATGACATTGAAGTCGAAGATCTAAGACACCCAACACAACTAGCATTTACCAAAGTCACAGAAACGTATTGGGCAGACCAAGGCAAGACATGGCCTAAAGGTCACATCATGGAAGGTAAGCCGATCATGCTGAGAGATTATCAGTATGAAGCCATAAACAAGTTTTTAGAGAACCCTCAATCTTTACAAGAAATTGCTACAGGTGCCGGTAAAACTATTACTACAGCTACATTAAGTCATTGTTGTGAACAGTATGGCAGAACTATAATTGTTGTGCCTAATAAATCGTTAGTAGAACAAACAGAAGAAGACTTTCGAAATGTTGGCTTAGATGTTGGTGTGTATTACGGTGATAGAAAAGAACTAGGCAAAACACATACTATCTGTACGTGGCAAAGTCTTAACGTGTTAGATAAAAAGTCAAAAGATAATCCCGAAGCAATGACACTTGGAAATTTTCTAGAAGGCGTTGTGGCATTTATTGTTGACGAGGTTCACCAAGCAAAAGCAGAAGTTCTTAAAAATATTCTTACAAGAGACCTAGCACATTGTCCAATTCGCTGGGGCTTGACAGGCACTGTGCCTAAAGAAAAGTTTGAATTTCAAAGTATTCTAGCCAGTATTGGTCCTGTAATTAATCGAATATCAGCACACGAATTACAACAAAAAGATGTGCTAGCACAATGTCATGTTAACATTCTACAAACAATTGAAATCAAAGAATTTAGAAGTTATCCAGAAGAATTAAAATATCTAACTACTGACTCTGATAGAATTGACTGGCTAGCAAATAAGATCAAAGACATAGCAACTAGTGGCAATACTCTTGTTTTGATTGATAGAATTGAAACTGGCAAGCTACTAATAGAAAGAATACCGGAAGCTGATTTTGTTAGCGGTGCCGTAAAATCTAAAGATAGAAAAGAGACATATGATGAAATTAAAACAAGTAGCAATAATATTATTGTGGCGACTTACGGTGTGGCCGCTGTGGGTATTAATATTCCTAGGATCTTTAATTTGGTTCTTATGGAACCCGGAAAGAGCTTTGTCCGTGTTATCCAATCTATTGGACGAGGTGTTAGGAAAGCGGAAGACAAAGACTTCGTCCAAATCTGGGATATAACAGGCGGAACAAAATATGCCAAACGCCATTTAACAGAACGAAAGAAATTTTACAAGGATGCTCAGTATCCTTTCAATATAACCAAGGTAACTATATGAAAATATTAACATTAAAAAACACGGCATTCGATTTAAATGAATTGCCAGAAGAAGTAGAAGAAGACACAAGATTTTCAGTGTTAGATAATTCAAATACCAGCGATCCCGATTTTTATTTTGTGCCGTTGATATTCTTAGAATCATTTAACGCACCGGCCATTGTTATGCGGATAGGCGGCCATGAAGTACAAATGCCACTGGATTGGAGTATGGTAGTAGGAGACAAAGAGTGCGGATTAGATCCAGAGGTATTGCCGTTAACTAGTATTAATGAACGAGGGTTTGAAGCATTTAGTTTAAATCCTATTAGCGGGTTTAGACCTGAATACTTGCCTATCGAAATTGTAAATATCTATCAAGACGTTAAATGGTATTTTCCAAAGATGAAAAATAATCAATTGTTAACAGTACCCATTCACGAAGGCGAAGGCCCGTTATGCGTGTTCTTTGTTAAAGAAATTTCTAGACAAAGCGAAGTATTACAATTAGATAAATTATTCTAATTAAATATTAAAGGACTATTATGAAAGCGGGAAAGGTTTGGGGAGTTACTAAGTTACTTGAAGCTAACGGTGTATTAGAATTTCATCGTATCGAAGCTGCGGCTGGCGGTGTGTGTTCAAAGCACAAACACAAATACAAATGGAATGGTTTCTTTGTTGAATCTGGAGAAATGATTATTCGTGTTTGGAAAAATAATTACAACCTAGTCGACGAAACTTTATTAAGAGCCGGTGAGTACACTAAAGTTGCTCCTGGTGAATATCATCAATTTGAAGCAGTTACTGATTGTATTGCCTTTGAATTGTATTGGGCAGAATTTGATCATGATGATATTGAAAGAGAAACTATAGGACATAAAAATCATGGGACAACTTAAACCAGGAGCAACTTACATACACGAGCGTGTAGACAATGTAGTTTACGCTCGAGAGTTTGGAGCAGACCCAATGACTCGTCAAGCAGTTGGTTGGGACTATGATAAAAACAATCCAAATTTTGATCCGCGCACAAGTGATGGCAAACCGTTACATGATCACCTAATGGAAGACAAACTGTGGGGTAATATTCGAAGAGCAGCAAAGACAAATCCCACTTTACAAGAAGCCATGGAACGTGTTAAAATATTATATCACTTGAGCAAAGAAGATGGCAGATAAATTAGAACTTAAAACAATATTGGCAGCAATTGACATGGGCTCTAAAGAGTCATGGGATGAGTTCTCAGACGAAGAAAAAAAATCAGTGGGCTTTTTCTTACTGAATAGATATGTAAGTAATGTTAAAACAAGCAATCGAGATCTAGCAGAGCATTATCTAATTCTTGTAAACGAATTTGTTAATAAAAACTTTTATCTAGCATCAAAGCATCCTAAATTATTGTGGCAATTAATGTGTGCTTGTGGTCACGAATCGAAGAAAATTCATTTCCACGAATGGTTAGCCTTAAAAAGAAAAGCAGAGACAGGTGGCAAGAAAAGTCAATTTTTACAAACAATATACCCTAATGCTAAACTTGACGAAATTGAGTTGTTGGCTAAACTAACCGATACTAAATCTCTTAAACAATTAGCTAAGGATCACGGATATACCGATAAACAGATCAATGACCTTAAATTATAAGTGCGGATATTGTGAAAAAGAATTTACCAAAGAAAAAACTTTGGCAATCCACGTTTGCGAGAAAAAACGTAGACATCTTGGCCGAGGTGAAAAACATGTACAGGCTGCGTTAATTGCCTATCAAAAATTCTATCAAATAGCACAGCGAGCAACTAAGGCCAAGACATTTGAAGAGTTTGTTGACAGCCCGTATTACAATGCTTTTATAAAGTTTGGTAGTTTTTTATCTAACGCCAATCCAATATATCCCGAGCAATATATTGAGTGGGTTATAAAAAGTGGAGTAAAACTTGATCATTGGTGTAGAGACGAGTTATATGACAAGTATGTGATAGATCTAATTAAGACCGAGCCAGCCGACGGAGCAATACAACGTACTATGAATACTATGTTAGAGTGGGGTTCTCAAAACTCAGCCGAATGGGAACACTACTTTTTATATGCTAATCTAAATAGAGTTACACAACATGTTAGAGATGGTATGATTAGTCCGTGGATTCTGTTAAACTGTAATAGTGGTCGTAAGATGCTAACGAAGTTAAATAGCGAGCAGATAGAAATTATCTCAGGAATACTAGATCCGGATCATTGGACTAGAAGATTTAAAAATTGTCCAGCAGATATTGAACTAGTGAAAGAAATTGTTAAAGAGGCTAAGATCCCATAATGAAAAAAGAAGAAATCACAGAAGAATTAGCCGAAAATGAAGAATACCTCTCTAGAGATGATATAGACATTGAAGTACAAATAGACGCTGAAACTAATAGAGTACTTGTATTATTTTCAGGATTTGACGACGATGAAGATACTCAAGAGTACGCAGAATTTTTAGCAGAAACATTGCCGTTATTATTGTTTGAAAGCACAAGGTTACAGTAATGCCAGATATTGATATTGACTTTGAAGACAGAACCAAGGCATTGGCCGTGATTAAACATGCCAAGGCTAGTCGCACGGATAAAGGTCAATTGGTTCCTCATAACACAGGTGTGTACCTACATCGTGTTCCTGTAGATGCTACGTCTGGTGTATGTTCGTTATCGCATGATCAAGCTGAAGACCGTGGATATTTTAAAATAGACTTTTTAAATGTAAGTGTGTACAAAGATGTTAGAGATGAAGCACATCTCATTCAACTTATGGAGACTGAACCATTATGGGATCTACTAGAACAAAACGATTTCACGGATTTACTATTCCACGTAAATGGGTATGGGAACTTATTGAGACAGACCAAACCTCGTTCTATCAGCGAGTTGGCAATGTTGCTCGCTTTAATCCGCCCAGCAAAGAAACATTTGATTGGGAAGAGTTGGACAGAGATGTCTGGGGAGATCTGGATGAAACCAGAGAACGGTGATTACTACTTTAAGAAAAGTCACGCAATCGCTTATGCTACTGCCATAGTGGTACAAATGAATCTTATCTGCGAGAAGATAAGTTACGGATACACCTGATTATTTTGAAGTTTTTCTAACCAGTGTAATAGATTTTCGTTTAACTCGCTTAGTCATAATATCATTAAGACTTGTAACGGGACCAAATAATACTCGGACGTCTTTGGTGCTGAAGTTACGTATCACATATTTGAAATCATTCATTTCTTTAGCTAGGAATATGCTAATAGGAATCTGTCTATTTGACTCCCACCACCATACTTCACCTAGCTCTAAAAATTTAGTTTTTTCATCTTCGGTACGTATCAAGCTATAATCATAAATGCTGGTGATAGCTGCGTCTTGGTTTATTATGATTCCCACGTATTCTAAGTTCACATAAGTGACCACGGATATAAACGGAAAGTTTTCTTGTAAGTGTTGGCTTATTCTCATCGATAAATACTTAATTATAGGGCCACTAAAGATGCAGCTCAATCCGTGTTATTTATATTCAAATAGACTGGACGTATATACTAATCTTGGCTCTTGGACTAAAGAGAGGGTTAGAAAAGTGTATCAACGAACAATGAAAATCTACAAGGGCGTGGATAATCGTCTTGACTTCCAAGTCCGCAACGGCGAGAGCAAGCCTAAAGATATTACCACTATTAACAGCGTTACATTCAATATCATCGCTGTAGATACCAAGGGAATACAACTACAAAAAACTGTTACTGTAGAGACCGCAGCAGAGGGTAAGATCTACCTACTATTGTCCGAATCAGATATCCAAGATTTAGAAAGAGGATACTACCATTTTAGTATGTTCTATACAGACACTAACAACAACCGTTTTCCGTTATACGGCGATACCCAATATGATGCTATAGGACAATTACAGGTCATAGATGGTGCTTTTGACGTTGACAGCACTACACAAATATAGTATACTAAGTCTATGGCTCTAGTCGTAGACATCTTTCGAAAACACGTTCCTTTTAAGAAAAAGCAGACCCCTAGCGGTTGGATGAGCTTTGACGCTCCCTGCTGTCATCAACGTGGTGAAAAACCTGACACACGTCAGCGTGGCGGTGTTAAGTTTTCAGACGGGTTTGTCTATAATTGTTTTAACTGCGGCTACACAGCTAGTTGGAAACCCGGTCGTCCTATTAGTCAAAAACTTAGACAGCTAATGTCGTGGCTAGGTGCTCCAGACGACGACGTTAATCTTATGGTCTTTGAAGCACTAAAGACTGAAAGCGGTATTGAAGATACTAGTAAAGATCGTGAACTAATTGACTTTGCTAACAAAGAGTTACCAGAAGGTTCTTTACCAATCTCCGAATGGATTACTCAAGATCTTGATCAAGACCTAGATCGACAATTAGCCGACGTTGTGAGTTATCTCGTTGATCGAGGCTATGATCCGTTAGATGATCGATTCTATTGGACTCCAATTGATTTAAAAGATCGTGTTATTATACCGTTTACCTACGGCGGAAGAACTGTTGGTTGGACAGCTAGAAAAATCAAAGAAGGTAAACCAAAGTACCTATCGGAACAACATCCGAACTTTGTGTTTAATCTAGATTCGATTACACAAGATCAGCGATACGTATTTGTTGTTGAAGGACCATTTGATGCTCTAGCAGTCAACGGTGTAGCGTTACTACATAACGAAATATCTGATCATCAAGCTAGGCTAATTAATAAGATGGGCAAGGAAGTTATTGTTATTCCTGACCAAGACAAAGCTGGTAGTAAATTAATTGAACACGCACTTAAATGGGATTGGTCTGTGGCATTTCCTAATTGGGACGACGATGTCAAAGACAGTGCCGATGCTGTAAAGAAGTATGGTAGTTTGTTTGTCACAGTTGATGCCATCATGACTGCTCAGCAGGGTGCGATACGGATAAATTTATATAAGAATAAATTTGATAAAAAGGTACAAGAAGATGTTTAAGCTATGGCGTAAATTTAGAGATTGGTTAAAGTATCGTAAGAGAATTAAAGAATTACGTAAACGGGATCCATTTATATACAAATGATTACATGGGGAATAAATGCCCTAAATCATGATATCAGCATTGCGGTATTTGAGGGCAACGAATTAAAAAAATTTAACACTGTTAAAGGTGTTGACAGAGACTCTGATATTATCCGAACATCTCTTGATGCCAGCAGTGGCCGTGGTCCAAGTGTTATTGCTTGGTACGAACGTCCTTGGTTAAAGAAGACTCGACAACTGTACGCTGGTCAGTACAATGCGGCCTTTGATATGAGCGTGGTTCCTAGCAAATGGTTAAAGTCTAGTAATCTTGGCTATGCTAAGATAAAATACTTTCCGCATCACAAAAGCCACGCAGCCGCAGGATTCTTTACCAGCCCATTTGACAATGCCACTATCGTTGTGCTTGATGCTATGGGAGAATGGGAGTCTGCCAGTATATGGCAAGGTCGTGGTACTGATCTTAAAAAGGTCTGGAGCAGAAGCTATCCAAATAGTCTAGGAATTTTTTATTCAGCATTTACACAATTGATAGGTTACAAGCCTGTTTCGGAAGAGTACCTATTACAACGTGACAGTGATCTAGGTGATCCTGAGCGATATTTAGAAACTGTGAGAAGTTACTTTGATGGTATCTTAAGCCTGCGATACAATCTACACTGCGGAGTTTTAGATTGGCCATTTCCTATCAGCTGTGATCAAGATCGTTGGGATATCGCTGCGGCTGTACAGAGAGTGTTTGAAGACCAAGCTGATATGGTCATGCTGACAGCTAGAAGACTGTCTGACAATAGGAATTTAGTATATATGGGCGGCTGTGCTATGAACAGCAAGTATAACAAGTATCTTGACACACAATGGGATCGTGTTTGGTCCTTGCCTAATCCAGGTGATCCAAGCAGTGCTATTGGTGCTGCTTTGCTGTCGTTGAACACTAGAATAAAAGCTCCGAGCTTGCTATTAGGCAAATAAGAATGTATAATAATTTATGATATCAGAGAAAAGCACAATGACAAAGAATTACGATTATGATGTTCAAAAACTCTATCTAGAAATGATGCTGGCAGATGCTGAGACATTTGTTAGATGTCAGGGTATTTTTGATCATACATTGTTTGATAGAAAATTACAAGAAGCCGCAGAGTTTGTACACAAGTACGCTGACCAGTATACTGTATTGCCAGAATTCGACATGGTCAATGCCAGTTGTGGCACAGATCTAAAAAACCCAGGTGAGATCAAAGACGGGCATCTAGACTGGCTCATGGACGAGTTTGAATCCTTTACTCGGCACAAGAGCATTGAACGTGCTATTATTAAATCAGCCGATTTATTGGAAAAACACAACTATGGTGAAGTTGAATCCTTGATCAAAGAAGCTGTACAGATTGGTCTTGCTCGCGACATGGGCACAGACTACTTTGCTGATCCCCGTGGTAGATTAATGGGACTCAAAGACAAAAATGGACAAGTAAGCACAGGTTGGGCAACCATGGACAAGAAATTGTTTGGAGGCATGAACCGTGGAGAGCTGAATATCTTTGCTGGCGGATCAGGTGCGGGTAAGAGTTTGTTCTTGGCCAACCTAGGTGTTAACTGGGCAATGAACGGTATGAACGTGGTCTATCTAACATTGGAACTTTCAGAAGCATTGGTTAGTATGCGTATTGACTCAATGATCACAGGTGTGTCGACTAGAGAGATTTTCCGAGATCTAGACTCAGTTGAAATGAAAGTTAAGATGGTTGGCAAGAAGTCAGGTATGCTACAGATCAAGTATATGCCCAGTGGTAAGACCACCAACGATATTCGTGCGTATCTAAAAGAATATGAAATCAAAGTGGGCAAGAAAGTAGACGTACTGCTGGTAGATTACTTAGACTTGTTAATGCCCATTGGCAAGAAGATATCCGCAGAAAATCTGTTTATCAAAGACAAGTATGTCAGTGAAGAACTACGTAACTTGGCCATGGAAAAGAAGTGTGTGTTTGTCACTGCCGCACAGTTGAACCGTGGTGCTGTAGAAGAAGTTGAGTTTGACCACAGTCACATTTCAGGTGGACTTTCAAAGATTCAAATAGCGGACAATGTGTTTGGTATCTTTACAAGTCGTGCTATGCGTGAGCGGGGACGCTATCAACTACAGTTAATGAAGACTCGTAGTTCCAGCGGCGTGGGTCAAAAGATTGATCTAGAGTTTGACATTGACACCTTACGCATCAGAGACCTGCCAGAAGATCAGCAGGAATCAGACACTCGCAGCAGTCAGATCATCAGTCAAATTAAAAACAGAACCAGCACAGTCACAGACCCAGAAACAGGTGAAGTCAAGTTGGATCCCAGTCGCGGCATGAACTTTAGCCCATCACCCAAGGCCATTGTTGAAAGTACCAAACTCAAACAGTTTATCAATAATCTCAGTCACGATGAAGAATAAAGCTGTAGAGTTGTTGAAGTGGCTTCCCGAAGAACACGAAGTAATTGAAATAGATTGGCCTAAGGTACACAAAAGCATAGGCTTGGCACAGACACAATGGCTGCTTACGCAACACAGAGCAGACTGTCAAATTGTCCTAGAACGCAAGGACCGTTACTGCCGTTTAATCGCAGAATTCTACAACGAGCACACACTATTGAATTACCGCCTACAGTGGGCTAAATAATTCATGCGTGCAAAAGAGTTTATCATCGAACGGTCGTTTCCACAGCGTAAAAGCTCAGTGATGAGCACCACGTTTGAATTCCCCACTATGCTCTCGTCGGATGCTTATCAGGCCTATAGATTTGGCTTGGCCATGGCTGATCACACTTTGACCTACGCAGAAGGCCCTACTAGCAATCACGCTGTGATAGTGGCCTATACCCCCGAAGAAGAAGAAATCATCAAGGGTGCTAGTCGCCAGACTGGGCACAAGGGCGTTATAGCCGCAGATCGTGGCAGTCACGAGCCCAAGGATACCTATACACAAAGTCCTGTGGCTCAGCCTAAAAAGAACAGGTACGGAATCTAAATGCGGTTAACAGAGTTATTTGAAGCAGTCACTGTGACAGTAAATCGAGAACTAAATCCCAAGCTGTGGAAGAACGGTGAATTAGACGCTGAAGTCAAAGAACATCTAGTAAAGATTGCTGCTCACTTTGAACAGTTTGTGGGCATAGATTTACCTGTGAAAGATCTAACCATCACAGGCTCAAATGCCAACTACACATGGACTGCTCACAGCGATCTAGACCTACATCTTATAGTTCCCGGCACTCCCAGTGAAGAACAGCGTGAGCTGTATTCTGCTAAAAAAGCCCTATGGTCAGAGCAGCATGACATCATGATCCGCGGCATGGAAGTAGAGTGTTATATACAGGGCGAAGCAGAGCCGCATCACTCAACAGGTGTTTACAGCCTAAACAATGATAGCTGGGTCATAGAACCCAAAAAGGTCAAACCCCAGATTGACGACAATGCTGTAGAAGCCAAAGAACAGGACTTGATCAATCTTATAGTAATGGCCCTAGAAAACAGTCAACTAGATCAATTGACTCGTGTCAAAGACAAGCTCACAAAGATGCGTAAAGCTGGACTGGAACGTGCGGGCGAATGGTCAACAGAAAACCTAGTGTTTAAGAGCCTACGCAATCAAGGCTTGATCGATCGACTCACAGAGCGTATCCGTGAACTAGAAGATCGCGAACTCAGCCTAGAAAATCAACAATAATACTAGCAGATTATAAATACCCGTATACACCAGGGGATTATATAACATGCTACACATCATCAGAGACCTAGGGGATGATCTCACAAGATTAATCAAAGACGACCCTGTGAGACCTGAAATTCCCCTGGAACAACGAGTCAACGACAACTCAAAAATCTACGTGCTCAAAGACGACAACGATCAGCCCATAGCTGTGACCTGCGTGAAGTTTCTCAGCCAAATACCTAAAAGCGTGGAAGATCTAGTAGACACAGTGGTAAACACCAATACAGCAGTGTTCTATACCATATGGTCATATGCTCAGGGTGCGGGTCGCAGTCTAATAGAACAAGCACAAGAAGAAATCAAGAAAACACATCCAGAAGTTGACACTTATGTAACACTGAGTCCCAAAACAGAAATGGCACGTAAATTCCATCACAAGAATGGTGCTACTACATATAGGGAAAATGATGACTCAGTTAACTACATGTACAAGTGAAGGCCCACGATCAGCCCTAATAGGCGAAGCCGCCGCGATTTTTTAGAGCTGCGATAGCAGCAAGCGAAGCTAGTTGCAAAGAGGTTTTCAGCTGGCAATAACTGTGTATATTATTCATTACTGTACAACTACTGTAATATCACTGTAGTATAACTGTAGCTTATGCTCGCCTACTTCGTTGCTCACAGTACTCTACCTTGCGAGTGGGGATATATACACATATGATGACATCTTTATTAATGGCTCTAACAGCTACAGCATGGACACTATGGCAATTGACTAAAATCTCTGCAGTGATACTAGCTATAGTGTTGATTGTGAGTCTAGTTTAACCAGTGAGCAATCCGTACTAAAACGCAGTAGAAACTCTGTGTGTAGTGGACCTAAAGGCACTGTAAAGCGTGTGCGATTAAGGTGTATTTCATAGTGTAAACTATGGCAACGTATGAACTCAATGACTGATTCAAACTGGGCATTGTCTGTGAGCACATAGTATTCAAGCATACGAATAGTTAGCCCAAATGGGAGTACAGCCCAAAAAAAATCCTGTGCAAATTTTTTAAATAGCGCCTCTAAGTATGCTCATGGTGATTTCTGTGTCCGCAATGCGATATACGTTGTAGCACTCTCTACGAATCTTCTTTTGTGAGGGTTTTGAGCGTCGACCACCTGCATCACTGCTTAATGGCTGTAGCTGTATTTGATTGCTGGTGTCATAGACCTGTATAACACGGGCTAGGATGATTCTATTGTGTTCAGTGACTAGACAGTGATCTCCAGGTTGTAATGGTGCGCCTGCTATGTCACGATGTTGTAAGTTATAGTTCATAGTGTGTTAGTATAGAAAAAGAGTTAGGGAATGTAAAAAACTAGCGTGCAAATTTTTTGTGGTTAAGTACTTACAGATTCGAGGTGGTGATTTGCTACCACTAGTAGCTACGTTAGTACACACTAACATGTATGCCCCAGACCTCACCATGACCGGCCATACCACCACCGACCTCTACCTCAGACCGTTGATCAATGTCTGAACATCGTCAGTGATGTCATCATAGCCATCCATCACAGCAGCAATCATCAGCTGGTGAATGGTCTCGGCATCCCGTTGATGTGTCGCGGGTAGACTACGCTTGAGCAGCTCTACATCCTGCTGCGAGTCGCAGTTCCACAGCAGCTCTGCTAGCTGATACTGTTGCTGTGTAAGTCCTTGTAGTGTAATAGTCATACCATAGACCAGTAGACTGTGAGCACAGCAGCATAGCCTATGAGTGCTGGCTTAAGCTGCGACCATGTGTCCTTAATGATCCAGCGAGCGTATTCCGTGTCGTTCATAGTAGTTCCTTAGGTGTAGTGTTTAACAAGTCCGCCCACACATAGTAGTATGGCCACAGCATTGATCAGCATCTGTGGGTAGTTCTTTACCCTAACAGTCCATGTAAAGTAGCATAGGCCGCCCAAGAGTCCCATCATGATGTTCCAGGGATGTAGCTGCGGATAGTAGCTCATGATCACATACATGACTAGGATGAACACAGTGCCTGTCCACTGTATGACTTCGTTGACTTTATTCATAGTAGCGGCTGCTGTCGTTGATCTTAAGTGCTGCGATAGCACAATACATGATGGCCAAGCCAGTGATGCTGACTAACATACTGCCCATCAGTTCACCGTCTGAGATGCTGTTCTCAATGCCGCCTACGCCAAATGCTGTAAGCAAGAAACCCAAAAAGCCTAAAACTGCCGCTGTCTTTGATGTCATTTATCGCTCCTAGTTGTTTAATGTATGTGTGTATTATATGTGGTTTTTGCCAATCTGTCAAGCCTCTGCGAACAGTGCTTTGAACTGCCCCATCACTGAGTAAAAACTACGCAGCTCAGCGATGGTAAACTCAGCTGTGTTGCGCTCTATGTACATGAGGGTTTCCAACACGGGCAGCTGCCCCAATCGTTCCTGTATGCCTGCTATTACTTTGAGATCTTGTGTGATCATCTTTGCTCTCCTACTAATTCCCAACCGTTTAACTCCGTAGCACACACGTCGTCTGCGTCGACTTCTATCTCGTCCGCCGCCTCCGCTGCTGCCTCTTGTGTATCTGCATCCACGTGCAGATAAAATGTTTGTGTCTGCTTGTATACAAATGTTGCCATCTTACTTCCTTTGTTGCTATGTGTTAATTATATGTGGGTTTTGCCAAACTGTCAACCAAACGAAAAGGCCCTTAGGCCTGTAGGGTTATTTCGTCTATGCTGTATACAAAATCGTTATCGTCTTGTGCGTCCTGCTGCTGCAGATCTGCTACGTATTCGTCTGCTAGTACTTTTGTACTAAACGCTGCAATGTTATAAAACGCATCCTCGTCGTCTCCGAACCCTTGTGCTTGTACTACAAAAACTGTGTGCATCATCGCTCCTTCTAATTACAATACACGTAGTATAACACTGTTTGTCCAAACTGTCAACTTGCTGTGCTAAAGACCCTACAGTTTACTCTACTATTACAATTTGTGTTGTACGCAGGTGCTTGCTTGCTGTTGCAATAGTGCGTTGTACTTCCGTTGCTAAATTTTCTGCAAGTAAGTCCCCGCTAACATAGTTGCATTTGCTTTGTACAGGAAAACGCATTTTGTAGTTAGTGCCTACTAACTCTTTGTGTACATTAAAAGCAATCTGCATTTTATAGGCGTTTAATTTTTTGTTGTAAACTAGCTTTGCGTATGCTATGCATTGTGTTAACATTGTGCGCTCCTTGTGTGTGTAAGCAGTTATTATAGCGCACTCTAGCCAATCTGTCAACCAATCTTAAACTGTTTTGCGTCCACTATTTGGAATGTGCGTCCCCGCTTGTCGAAGTGCTTGATGCCTTTGCTGAAGTAGAACGGCTTTGTTTCGCCTTGCTTGATGTAGGCAACGAGTGTTGTGCCGTCTAAGAGATAGGTGTGGTTGGGTGTGGCCCAGTCTGTGGTTTCTTTTAGTGCCTGCATGGTTCGCTCCTTATTGTCTATACTGTAAGTATAACATCAAGCAGCCAATCTGTCAACCAATTTAGAAGTCTTTCCAGTTGGCTATTTTTCTCTGTAGCTCATCGCCGTATTTTGCCATGGCCTTGCCGCAGCTTTCCTGGGTCTGTGGGAGGCTACTCAGACTTGCTCCACTATCAAGACTACGCATATTGTCGAAGGTTAGGCGATAACGATCGTCTTTGGCTTCTAGAATAATATCTGCAACAAAGGGTAAACTTACTCCCCAACTTGAACATATGATCTGTACCTTAGAGGTTTTGATGTTAGCCGCTTGGGTAATCTGTGTTTGAGTCTTACCTGGGACTTCATAGACCTGCTGGAAGTTAGCTGCGTGTGCTGTAATTGATGCTGTTACTAGAGATAATACTATAATCAGTTGTTTCATCTTTCGCTCCTACTTTGTTAGTGTATGTGTTTATTATACGGTCAAGCAGCCAATCTGTCAACCAAGGATTACTGTGGTCTTCCCGGTGAACCTAGTCTTGAGAGTCTCGATCAGTTGCTCACGGTCTGGGCCTTGACCTAGGAACTCTTCTGTGTCCTTGCGATAGGCATAGAGTTGTCCCAGATGCTGTTCCAGCTTGATTTCCACGATGGACTGTTCATCCCCATCATGGCGATCACGCAGCTCCATGAGTTGCTGGTCTGTGACCTTGAGATCTCTCAGGATCTCTTTGAATGTCCATTGATTGATCATGTCTGACACTGTGCGGCCAATCCAAATGCCCACTAACAGGGCGATGATTATTTCTATCATAGTAGTATTATATAGCTGTTTGTGTCGATTTGTCAATGAAAAAAAACCCTAGAGTACGTATACTCTAGGGCGAAGTGTTACTGCTTGCCGGGAGCGAATCGGATTAGGCAGTAACAACCGCAGCAGTCTCAGCTGCATTCTTCACCGTCTTCCCGACGGGATTCTTCTTGGTAAGATCCTTGATAGCTGCTAGAACAGCAGGCTTATCAGAGCCAAATGCCTGCTCAGTCATGTACTGAGCGATTTCGCCCTTGGTCATCTCATGTGGTAACTCGATGAGATCCACATCTGAGTGTCCATTCTTTGCCAAGATCTTGACACGCATCGAATCGTTAGCGAATCGAATCTTAGTCTTACCGTTTAGTGTTGAAACACCTGCTACCGCAAATTTCTTTTCTGTTGCCATGATAATTACCTCTTTCTGTGTGTGTAAAGTTTCTGCCTATTTGGCATTATCTATATAATAACGCCTTTGTGTCAATCTGTCAACCATTCGGATCGCCAAAATCAGCTCTGATGATCTGTATGGTAACAGCTTGCTTTTCGTCCAAAGCATTAACGAACTCGTCGTCCATGACAAGATCCTTCATGCTTAGGTCCAAAAGTTCTTCTACGCGAGCCAGGTTTGGTTGACCTGGTCCCGCACAAACTACATTAAAAATGAACTTGTATTCTCTCATTGCCATTTCTCCATTGCCAAACGAAAGTTCGTCAAGGC